GCTCTCGTCCGTGTTGAACGTGATGCGCTCAAAGTCGATGTCGGAAAAGTCCAGAATGTCCATCGGCTTTCCGGCGACCTTCTTCTCGTGCCCGCCGGTGCGGTCGGCGCGGATATACACCTCGGCGCTCGAGCGCGCATACGGCTTGATGGTCACACAGCAGCCGCGCTTTAAAAGCGTCTTGAGCACGGCGGGCGTACCGTCATCGTCGTACTTCGTCGCCCACACCGCGGAGATGGCCGCGCCGTCGTCGCTGTAGCGGCTCATGTCCTCGATGTCCGTGTTTAGCTTGCAGATCCGCCCGTCCGCCGTGCCGAAGTACAATGCCTCGTCCGTACCGGAGCGCTGCACATACCAGCACAGCGCCGGAACGTCCTCCCAGTAAAACCCCTCGTACACGAAATCGCCGAGCGCCGAGCTGCGGAACGTCTTGGTCTGGCGGCCGTTGAGGATATAAACATGCCCCTCCGGCACCGCGAGCAGGTACATGCCCTGCCACACCGCCGCCTCCGCCTCCGGCAGAGACGGCTCATTTGTGAGCTGCGCGTTGAGATACAGACTTCGGTTCTGAATGATCTTCTCCCCGGTCAGACTGCTGCTCGTGATCGCCGCAACGCCGGCGCGCGAGAGAAAGAGCGGATCGTCGAAGAGCGAAGCGAAGCTCCCCGGCGCGACGGCCCCCACGCCCGCGATCGTCTGCTGCAGCGTGAACACGGCCTCCCCGTCCTCGGAGAGCGCGGCGGAGCGGAGGAACACGGTGCTGTCGCCCCCGTCGTCCGCCTTGACGATGCCGAGTGAGCTTCCGATGCGGCAGTAGCCGCAAATCGGCGTGGCCTCGCTGCCGACGGCGGCATAGCCGAGATCGGGCATATACGTCGGATCGTACAGCCCGCTCGTCCAGTCGAGATTCGGGCAGTCCGGATTGCCGGAGAGCACCACGCGGTCGTTCGAGCCGACGCCGTAGGTCGTAATGATCGTGCACTTGTCAATGCGGTCAGCATAGCCCTCCACCGTGTGCGGAAACTGCACGACGAGCCCGTCGGACGCGCCAGCGTCCGGCGCGGCGGGGGCAGAGGGAAACGTGATCGTGCCCGCCGCGCGGTCGAGTGTGAAGTCCGTGACCTCCTCGCCCCAGACCCACGCGCGCACCGCACCGGATACGTCGATCTCTCCGTCGAGCGTGAATTTCACGCTCTTTCCGTCGGTCTGAAAAGCGTTCTTCCGGTACGGCGTGAGCAGGTTGACCGCCTCATAGGAAACCCCGCCGCCGGAGGGTCTGCGCGTGATCGTCGTCGTGGGGACATACGCCCCCGAAGCGGATACGCGCTTTGCCTCCGTCCCATCATAAGAGTAAAACCCGCCGCCGGTGACGATCCAGAGCTTTCCGGCGAGAAAAACCGCCCGGCTCTTGCGGCGGGGCAGACCGGAGAGAAGCACCGCGGGCGTTCCGTCGTCCGCCCAGACATAGAGCTTCGTTCCGGCGTGGGCAAGGCGCTTCACCGTTCCGCCGAACTCCGCGCCGAAGAGCCCGTACACGGTGTCTCCCAGGCTCTGTACCGTCCGGTAGCCGAGCCGTTTCTGCGGCATACCGCCGCCGTCCGCCACGATGTTCGTGCAAAGCGGGCTGCGGCAGCTCTCCACAAGCGACGGGTCGGTCGAAAAATCCGCGCCGCGAAAGGCGGCGTACCGTGTGCGGGTGATCCCCGCGCCGCGTTTCTTCCCCATGGTCTCACCTCCGGAAAAGGCTCTGCGCGACACGCCGGTTCCCGCCCGGAAGCGCGGCGGCAAGCTGCGCCGCCGCGCGGTCGTACATCTGCAGCATCGCGCCGTAGTCCAGCACGAGATCCGGCAGCAGCTGCTGCGCCGCCACATAATACGGCATGCACTCGCACGCCTCCGCGTCGATCTCGAACTCGCAGCTGTCGGGCGCGTCCTGCGGGATCGTATTCGGCACGGCGAAATACTCCACAACGATGTCCGCGGCGTACCCCTCCGGCACAAGGAGCTTTCCGGCGCGCCAGCGGAGCGCTCTCGTGATGCGTCCGTCCGCCCAGACGCGGTACAGCGCCGAAAAGTCCGACGGCATTTCGTACGCGGTCTTGCCCATGGCAAGCGGCAGCGCATATTCGCGCACGATGCGCCGGATCTGCGCAAGCGTTTTCTGCGCGGTATCGAAAAAGGCGGTCATTTTCTTTTCGATGTCCTCGTCGTGCTCCACCTCGCCGCCCGCGCTGTGCTCGTCGAGGAGCATATAAACCTTGTTTTTCGCTTCTCCCAGCGTCATGGCGCGCCGCCCCTTTCTCAAAGCTCGTCGAGCAGCAGCACGCGCACGTCCGTCCCGGCGGCGGAAGCGACGAGCAAGAGATCGAGCGCCGTGAACGGTACCGGGGTGCGCTCGCCGGGCGCGAGACGCCAGCCGTTATCGGCGGTGACGTCCTCGCCGTCGGCGCGGCGCTCCTTCATGTACACGCTGGCGGATTCGCTGTTGTTCTGCACCATGCAGGCAAGTCCGCTCACGCGGACGGTCTGCGCGCTCGTACCGAGGGTGAGCACGCAGACGGAATCGATCTTTTTCATGGTTTCTCCTTTCAGTTATAGAGAATGCGCAGCACGGCGGCGAGCACCGCCGCGCCGATGCCGGAGAGGATGCCGATGAGCCAGTTGAGCTTGGTGTTGATCGTCGCCATCGAAACATCCCCGGCGGCAAGGCGCTTCACCGTGTCGTCCTGAAAGCGGGTGAAGCGCTTCTGCAGCTCCGTAAGCTCACGGCAGGGCTGATTCTGGCAGTTAGGCTCCATAGAGCGTCACTCCCCTCCGAGCCGCGGGCGGACAATGCCGTTGTATACGGCGCTGAATCCCGCGGCCGCGGCGCCGACGGCAAGCGAGAGCAGGAGCTGCTTTCCCGCGCTCCAATCGGTCAGCGCCTCCTGCAGCACCGCGGCGTCCGCCAGCAGGTACGCGAGAGCCGCCTGCCAGAACGTCTTTCCGGCGCGGATCAGAATGTCTTTCGTTTTTTCGTTCATGTTGTTCTCCTTTCTTTTTTCACAATGGGCGGAGCAGAGCCCCGCCCCTACAAAGGCTCCCTTGTGTAAAGGGAGCTGTCAGCCGACAGGCTGACTGAGGGATTGTCTTTCTCCGCGTAAGAAAACCTCTCCGTCAAAGCCTTTGGGTTTTGCCGCCTCCCCTATCAGAGGAGTCAAGCAGGTATGCGGAATACTGTCTTGGCTCCCCCAACAGGGGCAGACTCTCCCCAGCGGGGAGAGATGTCGCCGCAGGCGACAGAGAGGGGGGCGGGGCTGGCAGCGGCAGCGCCGCTGCCTGAGGGGTTTGCCCCGTCTGTTCCCCGCAATCAGGAAGGATTTCCAAAAATGATCTGCCGCGCGTCGCCCCAGCCGACGCCGAAGTCGGCATACGCGGTGTAAAGATCCTTCAGCGGGTTGTCCTGCGGCGACTGCATCACCGTCGGGCGCGTGTTATAGACGATGTTCACAAGCTCCTTCATCAGTCGGCGGTCACACACCGCCCACTGCTTGCTCGTAAAGCCGTCCGCACCGCCGCCCATGACGATGTAGCGCATGCCGTACACGGGGTTTGCGGCGTTGTAGGCGCTCTCGGGATCGGCGGCAGGCATCAGACGGGCGTTCTCGCCGAACATCTTCTTCGCCTTCTCTTCGAGCTCCGGCGCAATGAGCACCGTGTCAAAATCGCACAGAAACGGCATACCGTCGGGCGTGAGAAATCGGTTGGCACGAGCCTGCGCCGCCGTGATGGCGGAAACGGAGAAGGCGTCCGTGGAGATGTTCGAGTATGTACCGGCGTCGGTATCGGCCACAAACGTTCGGCCCGAGGAGCCGCGCGAGGCGACAGGGTGCGCGGCGTTGGCCCAGCTCACGCCGTCGCCGCCGTTGTGCTTTCCGTCGGTGTTCCAGGCGTTGGCGAACATGCGCAGAACGTGCAGATACACGGTGAGCGCCATGCTGTCGCCGAGCTTCGTGCCGACCTTCTTGGTCTCGCCCATCTTGTCCACCTTGGCCTCCTTGTAGCCGACGGGGATGGAGAGCGTGTACTCGACCGGCGTGATCACGGTCTTAAAGCCGCGCTTGAGACTGCCCTCGTTGAGATTCTCGCCGTCGTAGCGGGGCGCTTCGCCGTAGCCGCCGGAGCCGGTCAGCTCATAGTCGATGCTCTTGGCGTTCACCTCGCCCACGACGGGCGAGAGCTTATTGAGGCGGTCGGCGTAAGCAAAGTCGAACGCCTTGCCGACGAACGCATAGTTGTCGCTGGTCCAGTTTTTGAAAGTGCTGCTCATTGATTCATTTTCTCCTTTTCTGTTTTCGTTTTTCAGGATTTTGCCGCGAGCGTATGCGCCGCGGCGATGCAGCGGATCGTGTGACGCTCGTAATCGTGGCCGATGCAGCGCACCGCCGCGGCGCCGGTCGCGCTCACAACAAGCGCCGTAGCCTTGGCGTTGAGCGCGCACACGGTGCTGCCGAGCGCGGGGTAGAACTCATACTCGTCCCCGGCGGCGGGTGTGCCGCCGGTCTCAAGCGTGAGCACCGTACCGCTTTTCGCATAGTCCGTCACGGCGCGGCGCGTGCCGGGCTTATCGCTGTTGCTGCTGCCCGCGGTCTTGCTTTTGAGTACGAGCACCGCGGCGTTGTAGGCGTCGTCCGCCGCGCCGGCAGCAACATCCCCGCTTGCCGGAACGAGCGTCGCGGCGCTGCCGCTCGCGGCCTTGATCGTCGGCACGGGACATTCAAAGATCAGCCCCGGATTGTCGCAGACAAGGATCTCGTCCCCGTCCGCGCGCGGATTGAGGATGTCCGCCGTGCCGCTGTGGTCCTCTCCGGCGATGCCGAGAATGGCAGCGGTCTGCGCGGCAGCCGCCGGAACGACTTTGCCTCCGGAAAGCTGCACCACCTGTCCGGCGGTGATCGCCGTGGCTTTTGCCACCGGGTAGCTGCGCTCACGGATCGTCTCTTCGCCGCCCGCATTCTGGATGGGTCTCATGTTTTGTCTCCTTTCCCGTTCATTTGTTTCGGCTCAGATACTCGCGAGCCGACATTTTCATCTGCGGAAACGCGCGGTTCCACGCGTCCAGCTCCGACTGCTGCCGGGCGTTGAGCGCCTCATAGGCCCCGCTGCCGCCGCTGCCCGTAGACCGTGCAGCCCGGCTTTCCCTTCTCGCCTGCGCGGCCCGCAGCGCGCCGCCGGCGACCTCCAGATAATCCGCGTACAGCTCGCTCAGCGGCTCTCTGCCGTAGCGGCTGCCGCAGAAACGGCGAAAGCTCTCCGAAGCGTCCAGCCCCGCGAGATCCGCCTCCGGATACCGGCGGGCAAACTCGCGCGCGTCCTCGGCGATAAAGCGCATCTGCTCTTCCTCGCGCGAGCGCCGCTCGCTCTCGCGCCCGGCCAGCTCGCGCATCGCCCGCTCGTATCCGGCGCGTTCGCCCCCCAGTCTCGCCGCCTGGAATCGGCGATTGTCCTCATGGCTCTGCGGCGTGGGAGCACTGTCCCTCTGCTCCGCCGAGCCGTCCTCCGCGGGAGGCACGACCTCCCCGATCTCTTCCGATCTTTCGTTTTCGTCCATCTCGGACTCCTTTCTGCCGGTGTTCGCCCCGGCCCGCGTATCCCTTACGGTGATTTAATGCTAGCACAGAAGCACGTTTCGTGAACGGCAGCTTTTTCGTCGTTTTTCACGAATCGTGTATCCATTGAATAAGCAGGGTCTTTCTCCGGCGCAAATTGCTCATTTGCCAATTCCCGCGCCCGAGCTGCACACGCTCCGTGATAATGCCAAACACGAAAAACGCCGCCGGGGGTCTCCCTCCGGCGGCGCAGCGCGGTGATTTGGTTTTACAGATTCTTTGCCCGTATTTCATCGAACCACATACGGCAGCGGGCATTATCGTCGTATTCGCTCAAAGATTTCAACCGCTCGTAGCCGTATTGCGCTCTCACTTGGCGGGTTTTGGCATCGTAAATGAGTTTGATCACAGTCGGAATGTCTCTTCCATAGTCTCTGCACAGCCAACGGACGGCAACTGCATAGGCCATGATCGTCCATCTTATATCGCTCTTCTCTTGTTTTGAAAGAGAGGACGGCATTTTACCTTTCTTTACTGCTTTTGCTATACCGCCTTCCGTATAGTATTCCCCATTGATCCGGAAAAGCGGTTGCGCCGTAAACGCTCCATCTTCCAAATCGGAATAAATATAGATCTTTTCCGCCCGATTTTCCGCAAGGGCAATACCTTGCCGGATCATTTCGCTCTGAAACGCAGAAAACAGGTCCTCAAACGGACGCCCCTCCGCCGCAGCTTTCTTGCACCGTGCTTTGAGATTATTGTGCAGTTCTTGAAACGTCATGTTAGCTCAACCCTCCCAAAAAATCATTTGTTATATACTTTGTTACGGTTTCTCCATCAATCGTATACTCTATGGAAAAGGCGCTTGGACGCAAATCACTTCCGCTGTACTAAACGTCTCCAGTATACCAGTTTTCGTCCGGATTTCCAGTGATTTCCGACTTCTCTGACATATCCGCAAGCCGCTTTTATAGTTTTCCCCCCATCTGCACGAAAAACGCCGCCGGGGGTCTCCCTCCGGCGGCGCAGCGCGGTGATTTGGTTTTACAGATTCTTTGCCCGTATTTCATCGAACCACATGCGGCAGCGGGCTTCGTCAGCATATTCATTCAAGGGCTTCAAGCGCTCATAGCTGTACTGCGCTCTTACTTGCCGCGTCTTGGCATCATACACGATCTTGATCACCGTCGGCATCGCCCTTTTGTATTCCAGACACAGCTCGCGGACTGCGTAAGCATAGCCAAGGATTGTCCAACGTATATCGCTCTTGTCATTTCTGGAAAGAGAAGAGGACTCTTTTCCTTCACGTATGGCTTTATCCCATTCGTAATCCGGATAGAACTTCCCATCAATCCGGAAAGCGGGCCTTGCCATCATCGCTCCGTCCTCAAGGTCGGAATAAATATAAACCTTTTCCGCACGGTTTTCTGAAAGGGCAATGCTCTGCCGGATCATTTCACTCTGGTAGGCAGAAAACAGATCCTCAAACGGACGCCCTTCTGCCGCAGCTTTTTTGTTGCGAGCTTTCAGGTTTTTTTCCAATTCTCCAATGTTCATAATCCCATTCCTCCCCAAAGATCATTCGTGATACGCCGACTATACTCTACTCCATCAATAAAATATTTTATGTAAAATACACTCGGTCGCAAATCGTCTCCCTCGTACTCGACACGGACATCTACCTCCACCGCTTTTCCAGCCTGTATCGCCCTGTGCCATTTGTTCTCAAGCACCTTATAAGAGCTCAGGTTTACAAGCCAATACTGCGACACAAGGTTGTCCAATTTCCCGGAGCCGCCGAAACGGTCGCCCGCCAGATGCCTGGCATGATCGTCCGGCTGCTTTCCCGGCGTGTTTCGTACATACGGCAGACGCCCGGTAATGGTTCGTCCTTTTTCTCATAATCATACTGTACCATGCTTTGCTGAAAAAAACACGGACTTTTCCAGTACGCAAAACGCCGCCGGGGCACCCCGGCGGCGCATGCATTATTCAATTAATCCGTCTCTTCGTGCCTTTTCAAATGCTTCGTGTACTTCGGCGAAAAAGACCTTTATTTTTCGTGACATCTCCTCCGGCTTGTCCAGCAGGAAATACGCATCAATTCCGGTATGGATCACCGTATTCATATCCGGGTTTTCCTTTTGGCCGGAATGAAACACCAAAAGATTTGCAATCTTTACAGACATCCGTACCGAATAATGCAACTTCTGATAGGCGATGGCCGTAATCGTTCCATTAAACCAGCCCAGTCTCGCAAAGCCATTCTCATATGCAAGCGCACATATCTCCCCGAAAATCAGTCCGGCCATCGTTGCGCGGTCTATATCGTCGTATTCCTCCACCGGTTTCCCGTAGGCCGCGATCGTTTGATCCGCTATTGCAAAAGCCTTCGGCGAGAGCTCGTTCATTTTTGCCTCCACTTCCGGCGGGAGCTGCTGTTCTGCTTCTTTCTGCCGATCCGGCGGCACTCTCTTTTCCTTATCCATTTCCATTCTCTGAATCCTCCAATCATTTCAGATGCATTGAGCCGGGTAGTCTCGGAATCAGCTCATCCATGGAGAAGCCATAATCGAACTGTTCCTGAACGGCGGCATTTATAAAGGCTTCCACAAGATCGTTTCCAAACCCCGCATTTCCTATTGATTTTGCGTTTTCAATGTTATACTCGCCGATTGTTGGAAGTTCTCCTTCGTATTCACCGCCTGCTCTGTAGTTATTAAAAAAACCTTCCGTCCATATGTGCAGCAGATTGTGTTCACTGCCCTTTTCGGTGATTGCATTTCCTCTAAGCATTATGCATACACCGTCCCGATAGGGAATTGTTTCTCCGAAAACTCCCTGCTGGTTCAAATGGTGCAGCTGTACGCCGGTAATACCTTCCAGCTTTCGGAACTTGTTCAAATCGCCGTAGCTTCCATAGAGGACATATTTTCCTGTTGACGGATCAATTATATCATCCGACATCAAAGCTGTCATCACTTTTTGATCGAACGCCGGATCAATTCCAAGTCGGCGTGCATTTCCGCCTCCGGCCCCGGCATTCTGTGCCGCACGTAGTACAACGTCGTTATACCAGTCGTTTGTGGGCATCTCCGGTGCTCTGGCTCCGCCGTCACCATTCAGCCCCTGAATAACACGCTGATACTCGTCCGACCCGAGCTTTTCCTCGACTTTCTCCTGTGCCTGATCGAGTAAAACTGCGTAAATTGGGTCTGTAGGCTTTCTCGATTTTTCAGCAAGTACTCCTCCGCTTTGGTAGAGCAGGCTTTCTCCAAAGCCGATAAGATAGTCTTCGGTAAGCTGCGCTACATCCACATCGGAGAAATATTCCTGTGCGCTGCTGTATTGTTTTCCCTTATAGATCGTTGTAAAAAGCGGGTCTAAAACATCGTCAATAACGTTTTCCAGCCCTTCGTTATTTGCATTCAACAGGAAACGCAAAACTATCTTTCCGGCAGGGCTTTTTGCAAGCTTATCCACCACCTGATTCGTTAATTTGTCGGAAAATCCCTTGCCGAAAAGCTTGTTCATTCCGTCGCTGAGGCGTTCTGTGACGACAGCTTTCATTCCTATGCCGCTTGCATACAGCTCTGCCTCGTGCCGCGTTGCCCCCTCGCTCAGGGAACGGTCAAAGGCTGCGCCGGATGACTGCCCGTACAGCATTGCATTGGAAAGGAATGGTCCGAAGATTGGAATATATTTTGCCGCTATAGCCGGAACTCTGCTGCCCAGGCGCTCCGCAAATTTTCCCGCAAGACGCAAACCGTCCGAGACATCTCCATACTTTCTCTGTGTTTCGGCGTTATACTCATCCGCCCAGTACGCAGCGCGGTACAGCGGCTCATCAGCGTATTTCGCCTCTGCTTCCCGCTGCGCCTGAAGAAGGTACTCCGAACTCGCGTCCAGGCTACCCATATATTCAAGCGCAGTACGCTGATTTTCTGTCAATCCGGCGTAACGCTCTTCTCTTGCGGCTCTGGAAGCCGCTCCACCGTTGTATACATCCTCCCAATATGCCTGTTCTGCTGCTTGGTATGGCATTGCAAGCTGTGAGCGATAACTAATATCATTTGCCAGCGCTTGCGTTGCTCCTTTCGCGCCCCCGACAGCTCTCCGCCACAAATAGTCCGCGCCTGTACCTTTCGCTTCCAATGCGGCACGATAGTCGGCTGCATTGTCTACGTTATAACGCGCCCACTCCGCTTGAACCATGTCGTTGACCTTGCCGGTGTAGCCGCCGCGCAGGCCGAGGATTTCCGCCTCGTCCTCCGCGCTGCCGTACAGCTCGCGATACTGCCGCGCCCGTTCCTCCTGCGCTCTTCGCTTCGCTTCCTGCTCGGCAAAGAACTTTTTCTGGTACTCTGTGGTGCTGCTTACGCCCTTCTGCCGCAGGAAATCGTCGGCGACATCCTGCGCCTCGCCGGTGTAGGAGTTCACACCCATGATCTCGTTCATGTCGGCGAGATCCGCAGCGCTGGCATACGAAGAACGGTAAGGCGGTTTCCCGGTCGTTCCCGTTGACTTACTCGTTCCGGTTTGTCTGGCCGTACCCGTTGTCCCGGTTCTTCTTATCGTTCCGGTCGTGCCGGGCGTCTGCTTCCCTGCGCCGGAATTGCGCAGCCACGGCTGCGCACCGGTGCTCGCCGGCCGGCCCCGCGTCGGCGGCTTATAGTTCTGCCGGGCGTTCTGCCCTCTTTCCGGAACGATTCCCCGCTGCGCCGGTGTTGTGTTTTGCAGCGTCGGCGCTCTGCTCTGCTGGCTCTGCGGGATGCCGACGCCCCGGTTCCGCTCCTGCGGCGATTTCGCCGGCGTTATCAGGTTTTGTTTGGTGTTGGACGGATAGTCCCACACCGGATAGGATCGTTTACTCAT